GTCGCTACGAAGTCATTTTCGCGTTCCTCCATCTTATCAATGGAGTACCCGAATGAAACGCCACGAAGAATTCCGTCACGTACGTCTGCAAGCACTTCTTGCGCTTGCTTGTTGCGCGAAAAGCGCACATTGACGTAACCACGCTTCTTTTCACCATCGACCCATGCACGTTCGACAACGCCGATGATGCGATCAGGATCGTGGTTGAACAACAGCGGTGCGCCGTCATTCAGCCGCTCAAGATTGGCGGCATCCATCTCGTGGCTCAGGATCTCGTTACCGAAATAACGAGCCACGGGATACTCGGAACTGAAAGGAAACTCAATCGTCCGTTCGTCAAGCACATTGAAACTTGTTGTTTCAACACGCTTGAATTTCGCGCCTTCAAGGTCGCGAACATTAACTTCTTCCATTTCGCGTAGTGCTTCGATCTTTGTCAGTGTACTGAATCGATGTCCCACCATCGTTTCAGTAGCCTCCCAGCCGTCGTCGCTTGGTCGATACACCTGAATCAGTGCTGCAGGATCATCCTCACCGCCTTCAATGCTGAAGCTTGAGTCAGGTACATCGATCGAGCCATCACGCACAATCCGCTCAATCTTGCCGCGAGCGCGACCGCCGGAGCTGTTCCAAGAAACGAAATCGCCAACCTTCAGATCATCCGGCTTGGCCCGATCGCCAGTCGCCTCCTCGAACTCCATCACCTCATAATCCCGTTCATCCAGCCAGGCACGAGCCTCGGCAGCAGTGAACTTCGACAAACGGAATCGGATTGCTTGCAGATCAGCTCCATCCTCGTCTTCCTTGATTCCAAAGATGAAGTCCACTCCATCACCTCCAGCATCATTCCGGCGACGGAACCGGTCATACTGATCAGGATTCCGCAGACGAGCGGCATGTTCGTTCGGGTACGGCCGGTCGCCATCACCGATCACCATTGCGCGATCCATGCTTTCAACCAGGTTATCGGCCCAGCTTTTGCCTGCATCGCCACCCCAGGCAGCCCACGCCACACGACCAGGTGATGGATACCCCTCCTCTCCGCTGCTGAAGCCTTCAGCCTCCTTGTCTACCTCGTGACGAGCAAACCATGCGCTCATCGTCACAATCGTCTCATCGCTCAACTCATCACCGCTCAAAATCTGGCTGGCACGACGAGCCGCAACCTCAGTACCGCCCTCGTGGCCCTCTTCCTTCCATGCGCGGTAACGGCGAGCTTCCTCGCGCATCCCTTCGGTCGGCATAGCAGGCATTACTCAATAACCTCCTGGGTTGGATCGATGATGTCGCGATCAAGCTCAACACTAAGGTCAGCCGCTGCTTGTTGCTCGCGTGACAGCTCAGTCAAGTTGTCGTAGAAGTCTCCACCAAGTTTCGCAACGATTTGCGATTTTGTCATGTACCCCGCCTGCTCCATTTCACGGTAAGCCTTCGCTTCCTTCAACGGATCCACCCAATCCCAGCCGCGAGCCATCCAACGCGGTGTGTCATACCGCTCCGGCCTCGTGTCATAGTCATCAAACGGCAGCTCACCGGTCAGCACAGCCAGATTCAGCCACTCACGGAACACCCGCATGTGGAAGTGCTCGATCATGTAAGCCTGCACTACCTTCCAGTGCTCACGATCTTCCAGCAAGCTCAGCCTGCTGCTGCTGTAGTTCGTCTCAGAGAAGTCGCGGCTCAGCGTCTCATAGCTGCATCCGAAGCCACTTGCAAACCTGCGCACTTTATTGCGCACAAACATCTCAAACTGCTGGTCGGGTGAATTGATGTTTGGCACCGTGACGTTCTGCCCCGGCTCCAGATACTTGAACATCCCAGGCTCAAATTCCGAGATCCGGCGCTGATCTTCAACGTCATCGCCTTCCAGTTCGCCCTCAGGCGATGTCACGAAACCCATGATCGATGCACCGGCACGCGCACGGATCACTGCAGCTTCCTCATAGCCCTGAAGCTGATGCGCGTCTGCCATCACCGGATGGAACCACGGCACACCGCGATGTTGCTGCGGGCGCTCGGGGATGAACAGATGAATCACGTCCTCGGCGGGCAGGAACACATGCTTTCCGCCTTTCTCAGGCACGTTCTGGAACCAGTAATCACCTGGATGGCGCGTCAGAAATGCGTATCGCACCGGGCGGCCCCATTCATTGATCTCAACGCCCATCCGCCATTCGTTCTCTCTTGCGAGCGTCGGACCCTGATACTCCTCATCCAGCACATCGGCTTCGAGCATCTCCAGCGCCAACGGCACTCGACTACCGCCGAACGGGCGACGGATGATCCTGAACAGCGCCTCACCAGACTCAGGCAATGCACCAACGGCCAGCCACTCCATCATGTGGAAGCTATGCCGACCAGCGACATCGCAGTGCTGCGCTCGGCACCACATGTTCCACTTCTGCTCGATCAGCCGGTTGACCTGCTCATTCGGCTTCCGCGTCCGAACTTGCTGGACCTGAGACTGGAGCTTGATGCCCGAGCCAACAACGTTGATCTGCGTCGTCCGTTTCGCCTGCTTGGCGTACGGGTTGTTCCGCACCATCTCGCGGCTGCGGTCACGCAGCTTCCGCAAACTGGTCCGAATCTCCGCATCAGCACTCGCCTGCGATGACATCCAGTCATTCGTCAGGCGTGAGATCAAAGCACCGGCATAAGCACGACGCCGACTCCGACGCGGTTGATCACGCGGGATTGGCTGCAAACCGAGGCGCCTGAGCAGTCTTGTGCGGAATCCCATCAGCCTCGATCGAATCGAATGTAAAGATTATGCGGATCGCCGAGACCAGAAGCGATCAGTTTCGCTTTGTTCTCCTTGGCCACAATTGACTTTAGCCTTGATTCAAGCTCGATCAACTCAGACAGATCGTACCGCTTCAGATTGCGGTTGCCGATTCTGTACTCCGAAACAGCACCACCACTGATCAGGCTGCGGATGGCGGCCTGCACCGCATCCAGATCCTGCTGAGCTTGCGTCCGACCATCGAATGCGCCCGGCGTTCCCGAATAAGCCAGCGAAGGCTTCACCTCAATCTGGCCACGGCTGTATTCCAGGGTCGCGCCATCGCTCACAGCCGTTGCGACAGCTTGGAAGTACCAGTTCGGGCTGGCATCCATGCCGGTGGTCACCGCACCCGACAACGTGGTCTTCCAGCCGCTGTTATACGCAACCGCATTCGCAGTCACGCCCTCGCCAGCAGTATTCAGCCTGAAGTAATAAGTCAGCGTGTGCGTCGTGCTCGTAACTGCAGTGCCAAATACATCAACAGTCTCGGCATCAGTCCACACCGCATCCACGCCACTCGTTATGGAGGGTGGGATTGACATCGACAAAAATATCACCTGATACGCCGAAGTCTAACTCCTACCACTGTTTTATGAAACTCCTTCCACCACGCGCTGGCGCGGCAGCCGCCCGCTTCGACTTCCGCTCCTCCGGCGGCCTTTCCATCTGATCCCACAGCGTTCGGCGGTCCTTGATCTGATACACGCGGTTTAGCGCTGCATACGCATACACCAATTCGTCCAACGCTTCGTTCCGTGCGCTGCTTTTCTTCACCCACACGCGCTCAGGGAAGCCATTCCTGAAGCGCATGATCTGCTTTTCCGCCGTCAGCTCTTGGAAGTAATCCGCGCCGACCGTCGGATAAAAATGCAGATACCCCGCGCCGGGATCGTTGTGCTTCAGCCGCCCGAACAACAGTGACTTCACCGTGTCCGAGCCAACCGGGAACACCTGAGCGCCTTTCTTCAGCGTCTTACCCTTCGCATTCAAATCCACCTTGCTCGCCTTCCCGATCGGTGGCTTGTTCTTCTGCGCCATACCCTTGATGGCGATCACGCCCATGTTCTGACGCTCCCTCGCGTACTGGTACACCTCCATCGTGTGGTGACCACCGGAGTCAATCGCAGTCACCATCGGCGTCAGTTTCCGATCACCATCGCCCTCATACGGCGCCTGCAGAATCTCATCCAACTGCTTCCACACATCCGGCCTACTCGGGTCGCCGTAGATCTTCACCCGATCGATCAGCCATCCTTCCTCTTCGCGGCCCCATCCCCAAACACTCAAGCTCAGCCGGTCGTCCTGCACGTCGCATCCGATCGTCAGCAGCAGCGCTTCACTCGGCACTTGGCGCTGCTGGTACTCCTCGGAGGCGGCACGTTCACTCAACGCATCCGCGCCAACCTTCGACGCATACTCATCCTCCCACGTCTCACCCAGCACGGTATTGACAAACGTTTTCAACTGCTCCGCATCGTTCTTCGCATCCAAGAATTCCTCGACCAAGTTCGGCCACGTCGCATTCGGGCTGTAGCTATACGCTGCCCAGATGTGGAACGACACATGCTTACCATTGCCTGGCGCGGTGGGCCGCCACTCGCCGCGCTCCACCATCCAACGCTTCTTCGCCGCTGGGATCCACACCCCACATCCCTCGCACGCATAGCTCGCGGTGTCGGGATCGTTGTCACGCCACTTGATATTTGCCCACTTCAAATACTGCATGTGGCCGCAATCTGGGCATGGCACGAAATACCGCCGCTGATCGCCCTGCAGGAACATGCGTTCTACACGGCTGAAGTCCTTCACCGTTGGCGTTGATCCCGCCACGATCTTGCGGTTCCAGTAATACTCCGTCCGACGGATGCCCAGCTTGATCTGGTCGCCTTCAGTGCCAGCCGAGGGCGGGTAACCATCCACCTCATCGAACAACACCACGCGACGACTCACACGACGGAAACCACGCGGACTGTTCGCGCCGACCAAACTGAGACTGCCACCAGGGAATTGCTTCTGCAGGATTGTGTTCGCACCATCCTTCGACTTCGCTTCACTGACCAAGCCACGCAAACATGGCGTATCCCGCAGCATCGGCGCTATTTCTTCCTTCGAATAACCTTGCGCATCTTCGATAGTCGGTTGAACTATCATAAGAGGACATGGATCCTGATGAATATGATACGCTGCAACATGATTCAAGATTTTCGAATAACCAACACGTGCGGATTTCATCACCGTGATCTGCTCGATCTTCGGATCCGTGATCGCATCCATGATTCCTTTCTGATAAGGCAGCGTGTGCCACCTGCCGCCTTCTGCGCTAGACTCTGAACTCAAATACGCATAATTATCTGCCCATTCGCTCAAAGTCATCTTCTTTGGCGGCTTAAACGCTAAAAATGCGGCTTTTTTGAGCTTTTCGCGATTACTCATCATCAACAGCAAGGTCTTCTAAGGCTTCACGCACAATATCATCCAGCACGCCGATTGCATCTGTATCCAAATCTGGTATCCGTTGTTTCGCCTTGGTCGGTATACCCAATAGCTTCGTTCTTGCGCGGGTGATAATTTCAACCCATTCGTGTTCTACGTCTTCAGCTTTAACCAGCAGCCCTTCTTTCTGCTGACGTTCAAGCTCAAGTAGCTCCGCCTTCAGGTGCTCTGTTCGGGCGCGGGACTCGTCGTAATCAGGGATCGCTTCACTTGTTTTGCTAATCCTCGGCTCATCATTACTCTTCATTCGCTCCTCCTTGCTTCGTAACGGCTTCTTGGCCCGTCCGTCGCCAGGCGCCTTAGGGCCAACGCCGATTCTGGTCTGAGTATTGCGAGCCCACTCCTCGCGCATGGTCTCAGTATTCACAAGCGGCTTCCCGTCCCTGCCAGTAACAACAGAAAGGCGACCTGTTTTTACTGCGGCGTATACAGCTTCCGGTGTAACGCCTAACGCCCTTGCAGCTTCGGCACGTGTAACTAACGCCATGGCATAGATACGATCAACTCATCATACACGAACGCGAATATCTGTGGTAAAGTGGTCGGTTTTCGCAAATTCGGACCTTGGGGTAACTATGCGTGTATGGGCATCGAAAAAACTTTCAATTCCTGTGCCTAGGAAAATAAAGCGGTTCGAATTTACCAGATCGGAAGAGCACACGTCTGAACTCCAGTCAC